CACACAGAGATTGAGTAGCAGTATCAGCTGCTGTTCACTCTATGTGGATCGAACCTGTACCTGCAGTGCATTACATGTCTGCTTGTACACAAAGGGTTTGATCAGTCGAGGGGTTGGATGGGAGGATTGGTTGGATTTTCACGCTCATAGGTTGACCAATGAGATTGGAAGAGAAGACGCCATGGTTCAATTGGCTCTGGTAGGCTCCCTTTGGGGGGCCTCCAGAACTGTTTGTTCCTGGCTAATCCTTTTCCTATCTTACTGGTCCCTGGCATGAGTTTTTCCAAGCTGATGTCTGAATTGAAGAGGAGGTCTATACATTTTGTAGCGACCACCTTTGTGTAGTAGTCTACACCATCATTCTTGGTTGATGTTGTCAGTGGTTCAGGTACTGCCTTTTCGGCAAGTTGCCACGTTTTCCATGGTGCATTAACCTTTGCTAGATCGATGGGTCTCTTCTTCTTCCAGTTGAAGAGGATCCTTTGTGCTAGACGTCTGTCTAGTACTGAGGGTTCCTCAACTCCTGTGAGTCCGAGTCCACCGATCCAGCTTGGCATGTACCATGGTATCGGGGCTGCCTTGTCGAGCAGTTTCTTGTTCTTTCTGACAAACATCTTGTGAATTGCCAACTTGAGTGAAGACGGTGATTGCCTAATCAGCTCTCTGTACCGAACTCCTATTTGTGTCTCGGGTTTCTCGCGGTCGATGAGACCGTATGAGCCTCCACCGGAACGCTTTTTGCCTTCCAGGAGTCCCATGTTCACAAATGGAGTTTGCTGAAAGACATTGAACCTTTTGACGAACTGTTTCGTCTTTGTGGCGAATCGACCATGTGGATATTTTTTCCATGTGATCTTTTCCCTGACATCAATGAAGTCCTTGGGACTTACCTTCAAGAACTGAGTCGAGTTTATCTCGACGAAGTCTCTTGAAAAGTAGGTCTTTCCGACACTTGATTTCAATCCCACAAATTCTGAGATCTTTTCCCAGAGGTCCCTTGTCTTTTTGTTGCATCGCATTGCCAAATCGTCGCCGTTGTCCAGTATTGGGGCATCCTTGAGAGTCCATTTCCTCAAGGTTCCTGCCTCCAATGCCCAACGAGCGATGGTTGCCACTACGAGACAAAGTACACAGAAGCTGACTATGGATCCCATCAACTGTCCTACCTGTTGCGGTAGACCTCGTATAGTGTGACCAGTTAAGGCGGCTTTGAAGAGTCTTCGTTCGACCTGATACATCTTGAGCTTATCGGCGGTGGCATCTGCCACCATTTCCGAAGCCCAGGACTTCAAGTTGTTCGTTGCATCTTCATAGTCACCCGAAAGGTAGCCTTCATCATCTTTTAGGGCAGACCCCATGCAGTCGAGTATGATTTTCTCGGTTGCTGGGGTTCCTATTAGTTGGAAGGTTTTCTTTCGTCTCATCACACTGTGCATCTTCTTCTGTATGCACCGAAGGACAGTTTGGATGAATGGTGGACCTTTAGTGATGACTCTGATTTTCAATGACTCGGCTAAGCCTACTGGCTCGGCAGCATTCTCTTCTCTTGATGCTTCTCCTAGGAGACGCACCCAGAGTAGTTTGAATGCCTCATTGAAATCAGATTCCTCGCTATCGGGCACTGTTATCCAGTCTTCATTCTCAATCCTCTCCTCCTCCTTTGTTGTTTGGAAACCAAGGTAACCGCCTGGCTTTCTCAGTCCCTTCATCAGTGTTGGGTGCTCTAGGATTGCTCCTACAGCTCCAGCATTGAGACGGGAATTGATATAGTTGGCGGAGGTGGACGGGAAGAATGCGGTCACTCGGTCCGTTGTAGTCAGAGTTTCACCCTGGAAGACTTCATCGACAGTTCGTCGAAGTTGTTTTTCAAAGGTGGACTTTGTGAGAACAAAGCTTGTTTCCATGCTTTGATTCTCGTCTACATCGGCCCAATTGGCCAGCCATTCTCCTAATTCATCTACTTTTTGGTCGGTTTCACGGGTTGTTAGTTTTCTCACGGTTTCATCTTCCTTTCTTTTGATTTCAGCTTGGCCTGCTCTTGGCATTCCCTTTTTAGCTTGTTTTATGCTAGCTAGGAATGACATCCGAGAGAGGCGATCTGATCTCTTTAGAAAGAAAACGGTGAACCTCCCCAGAGAGCCACTGAAAAGTGACTCTGGGTGATCGTCGAGAGGACCAAGGGGCCAGTTTGGTAGAGTTTGATTGGTATGGAATGCGAAGTAGGCGGCAAGTTTGTACTTGACGAACTTCATCCATCCCCAACCAGTTTTCTCTATCATCTGAACCCAGTGGTCCCTCGTACGAGTGGGATTCCAACTACCTGTGAAGCCGAACAAGCGGCATACCTTGGCGAGAACATCCAAACATTCCTCGACTTTTCTCTCAGTATCTCTGCTGAGGGAGTCTCTACTACCAT